GTCGTAACTGCCCAAGTCGGAGTAAAACTTATGATAAAGGTAACGGCTATTTTACCCTCTGGAAGCACTGTAGTTGGTACTATTCAATACGAAGGAACTCCATAAGGTACTAAATATAGCATACTGGATACCTTGATTTTGCTGGTTAATGTACAAAAGACTACGTACATACATGTTGTATAAACTTAGGTCTAAGTTTGTATAAACTTAGTAAGTTTTGTCTAGTCGGCACTAAATCACTAAGTCGTAGTAAGCTAACCAAGAATTTCTTAGGTTGTGCTTAAACTGCTCGGATGATGGTAGTTGCTTTTTTGGCTGCTCGACTGGAATCCATGGCTTATTTGGACCTAAAAAGTGGAAAACTACTGAGTCTTTATATACAAGCAAGTATGGATTCTCGTCTACAAAACAGTTGAATCTTGGAGTCATGGCTGACCATGTATCGTGGAATATTGCATTCATAGCGGTTTGTTCGATACATGGGCCAGGGTCATTAGATGAGATCCACTCGGCTAGTGTCTTCTCGATGTCATTATCTCTCCAGTAAGAGAGGTCAGTTATGAATACCCCGTTATTAAAATAGGCTCTAGATGTAGTGTCATAAGACCCTGTGTCTGGTATTACTAACTCTTGGGTCGCTAGAAGTGCTCTGCCATTTAGCTGGAATTCTATGAATTCAGTTGCATCCCGAGTAAATAGGCAGTCTGTGTCTACATATACTGCTTCGTCGTACCCCGTGCAGTAGGTAGGAATCCAGCACTTTGCTAACGCCATTGACGATATATGCTTCGGGTATAGCTCGGCTTTCTGCACTAGTGCAGCTATGGAGTAATCCACGTCCCTACTGCTAACTACTACTGGGTTTAGTGTGCTAGCAGCTAATACATCTTGTAATTTATCTTCTAGCCATTTGGTATGTAGCTCGACTGGGACAGCGCATACTATATCTAGGTGTTTAGTGTAGTTGTCAGCTAAATTACGTAGCATCACTAGGGCTGGGTTGATATTAGCTGCATCAAATATCACGACCAAGCATCTTGATTTTGTCACGTTAGCTTGGTAGATAGTCTCTAAAGAAGAAAATAAAATTAAATCGACGCCCAGATGTGATCCGTCGAACCCCGTGCAGGTTTTCGGCGTTTCCTCGGAACATGATGAGGTCGCCTTCTTCTAGCTTCACCTGAAGGCCGTGGTGCTCGAAGTAAAGCTCTCCGCCCTCGTAGTCACTGTTCAACATGAGAATACATGAGTAGTGCTTCTCTATCTGAGGCTTACCTTCATAGTAATCACCGTCATCATCATGCGCTGGATTGATTGATCCAGTGTCCATGATATTTCCATACATACGCTTCATGTCAAAAGTATGTTCCATGGTGTAGTTAGATGTGAAGTACTTAGACGCCTTCTGAAGTACTACCTTTAATGGCTGCAAAAACGTATTTTCATCGTTTTCGATATCTGCGGGCGGGATAGACGCTAGTCTATAGCCTGGTCGAAACTGGTCCTTTATCGCATACCGCTCTATCCAGTCACGGTAAGCAGCGCACTGCTCGGGAGAGAGTACGTTTTTTACGAGCTTATAAGGTAGATTACTTGTCTCTGACATGTCACTCATTCTACCAGTTGGTATAGACTTTTAGAGTGAGGATCTTAGGTATAAATGAAACGTCGCATGATGCTGCTGTTTGCGTTATTGAAGATGGTGCTATACTTTTCGCTGCTCACGCGGAGAGATACTCCAAAAAGAAAAATGACTGGTACACGAATAGCGAGATTCTTTCAGAGGCGCTGAAATACGGTAAGCCAGATAAAATTGCCTACTATGAGGATCGCTGGCTTAAGAAGTACCGAATATGGAAACATGGCGGACTAGGCGGGGGAAGGCCATTCTATAAAAGCTTCCCTCTACTAAAAGACGTTCCTACGTATGTCGCGTACCATCATCACTCTCATGCTGCAGCTGGATACTATACATCTCCGTTTGATGAAGCTGCTGTAGTTGTTATTGACGCTATTGGTGAATTTACTACTACATCTATATGGCATGGTAAGGGTAACTCCCTAAGGCAGGTTAAACGCTGGAAGTATCCGTTCAGCTTTGGTCTCTTCTACTCTGCCTTTACTAAGTTAATTGGGCTTAAGCCAAATGAAGAAGAATATATTCTCATGGGGATGGCTGCTTATGGTGATGCTGATCGATACTCGAAGAAAGTAAATGACTACTTCCCCTGGGTATCCAAGCAGAAATATAACTTCCACGCTGGCATAACCGACTGGGATGAGCCAATTGATGATCGAGCTAAGTTCGATATCGCTGCTGCAGTCCAGAGAGTATATGAAGCTAGACTCTGGGATTTAATGTGCCATACAAAGATGTCATTAATTCCTGGAGTCGAGAATTTAGTATTCATGGGAGGCTGTGCGCTAAACAGTAAAGCTAATACGATGCTGTGGAAAATCTATAAAGATGTGTGGATTATGCCAAATCCTGGTGATGCTGGCTCGGCGCTAGGTGCTGCGGCTACAGTCTTTGAAGAGAAACTTAACTGGAAAGGCCCCTACTTGGGGTCCGACATCCCTGGTGACTACCCTGTAGACAAAATAATAGACGCCCTTATGGATGGAAAGATTGCCGCTGTAGCTAGTGGTAGAGCTGAATATGGTCCGAGGGCACTTGGTAACCGCAGTATATTGGCAGACCCTAGAGATCCAGAGATCAAAGACTTGGTCAATGATGTTAAGCAGCGTGAGAGGTTTAGGCCATTTGCCCCTGTAGTGATGGAGGAGTATGCAAGTGAATGGTTTGATATGGCGTATACATCTCCATATATGCAATACACTCCGAAATGCTTAAAGCCTAACTTGATCCCTTCGGTAGTCCATCGTGATGGGACATCTAGAGTACAGACTGTTAATAAGTCGCAGCATCCTGGGCTGTATGAAGTGCTGCAACGATGGTATGAGTTGACTGGTGTTCCAGTTCTTTTAAACACCAGCTTAAATATAAAAGGCAGCCCTATGGTGAATGACCTAGACGATGCTCGTGATTGGGAGAAGCTATATGGGAAGAGGGTTATCACATGAGCACTGCCATCATGTACTACATAGAGAAACTATGTAAGTACATAAAAACTAAACTGTCTTCAACTAAAAATAAAAAGAAAAAGGACTATATCTACTAATGAAGAGCTACTCTAAGCCAGGGCCTAACGGGGAGACTGGTGAGCAAATGCCCCCTATATATGATGGGTCAAATGATCATGAGGAGAGGAAGGTAGACCTACTTAGCGGAGTCATCAGTCAATCAGAGGCAGATGCACTATTGGAATTCATACTAAATAAATTTGCTAAAAGTGCTAGCACTACCTCTATACCTTTAAGTTATAGGCCTGAAGATTGGGATGTCAACGGGGTAATAGATAAAATTCATAATGTAGCTAAGGCTTACATACATGATACCTATCCAATTAAAGGTGACTTAAACCCTAGAAGCTTTACGTTACTTAAGACTGATGATGGTAGGACTTACTCAGAGACTTATGGTAAGTATCGAAATGGTAATGAGATTCTCTACACTGCAGTAGTAACTCCAATCTCTCCTGCTGAGTACTATTCTGGAGAGACTCTGTACTCAGTTAATGGTGAGGGGTTGCGCCCTAATCCTTGCGACATGCTAGTTCATCGAAATGAACGCCTCAATACTTGGGAGATTGTCGAAGTGCTCACTGGGGTTAGGTATGACCTACTAATTGTATTTGAAGAGATAGACCGAGCTGTCTCGTACGATTACCCTATAAAAACTCTAGAATATGGTGATGACTTTTAATGGACGCCCCTACTGGTAAAGCGTTACTCTATGCGCGAGTCTCTACCACTATGCAGGTTGAGGATGGAGTATCCCTAGATGTACAGGAACGAACACTCAAGCAAGCTGGCGAGATGTATGGATTCTCTGAAAGTGAGTTAGTTAAAGAAGAAGGGCGTTCTGGTAAGAATGTCTCTGGACGACCTAAACTAATAGACGCCCTTAAGCGGTTAGACGCTGGAGATGCTGATGCCCTAATTGTAACTAGAATCGACCGACTTGCTAGATCTACGAAGGACTTCTTAGATATTGTCGATAGGGCGAATAAGAACAACTGGCGACTAATCCTCTTAGATCTAAACCTAGATACTTCCACGTACCAGGGAAGATTTGTAGTTACTATCATGTCAGCGCTCGCTGAGATGGAGCGAGGCATTATTGCTGAACGAGCTAAGGATATTCATAAAGATAGGCGCGAGCGTGGAGTGGTTTGGGGAGTGGATATTGGCCCTAAGCAGGTAGTTAGTCCTATCCTGAGAGAGAAGGTTCTAGTTCTAAGAAAACTCGGCTATTCCTACAAAAATATAGCTGATACCCTTAATAGACAAGGAATCCAAACCCCTAGGGGGAAGTCGTGGTACCCTTCAAGCGTTAAAAATATCCTAGACGCTACTACTGGAGACTCTAATGATCTGCCCGAAGAAAGTTAAAATTGCTGGACAAACCTTCTCTATAGAGGAGCGTGACTCCAAGCAGGACGGGCTGCTCAATGAGAATAATTACGGATATACGCTAGACCAGGGGAATCTTATCGTTATCGATAAGTCGCTCGCCCTAGGGAAAAAGCAACAAACTCTTCTGCATGAAGTTATGCATGTCATACGTATGATCAATGACGGGCCAAAAAAGCCAAATAAAAAAGATGAGTACGAAGTATGGGAGCATCACTTTATTGGAATTTTGGAAGCTGATATGCTAGGGTTCTTAAAAGACAACCCAGAAGTGGTTGCTTGGCTCACTAGCGAGGACTAATGGCAAGAAAAAAGAAGGCTGCAATTGATGCAGGCCCTCGCCCCAATGACTCATGGGTATATAAGACAGAGATGCAAATAAATGGCAGGAACGTCTCTAAGGGAACAGAGTTAAAAATCTCTGGAGAGCGCGGCAGGTTTAGATTCGTACAACACGTAACTAATCACAATGGTGTTGAATGGATCGACGTGTGGGGCGGACCGAAAGGCGCTGATGCCATGAGAAGTTTTCGCATTGATCGCGTTAAACGTGTACACTATAAAAACCAAACAGTGGCTAATCTAGCCATTGAGCACAAAGAAAAGCTTGCTGCTAAGCGAGCGGAGTTAGAAGATACAGAAAATGACGAATGACAAGGACTGCTGCCATAAATGTGGCTGCTGGTACTCAATTAGAGATCTATTTAGTGGACTATGTCCATTCTGTAGAGGAACTGTAGGAGCAAGCCAATGGGCGTAAAAATTGAAATTGTAGGTAATGCACCTATTTATGCTAAGCCAGGAGATGCTGGCTGTGACTTAATTGCCAGCGAAGAAGTGCGTATTCCAGCGCATCAGTGGTCGCTAGTTCCAACTGGAATTAAGATTGCCATCCCTGAAGGCTATGTCGGTCTTGTCCACCCACGCAGCGGTCTAGCACTAAAGCAGGGCATTACCGTACTGAATACTCCTGGCACTATTGATGCTGGGTATCGTGGCGAGGTTGGCGTTATCCTCTATAACGCTAGTCCTATCGACTTCACCGCTAAGGTCGGAGATCGAATTGCTCAGTTGGTTATTCAAAAGGTAGAGACTGCAGAGTTTATTGCGGTAGACGTCCTTACTGATAGTGCTAGAGGCGATGGTGGATTTGGATCTACTGGAGTGACTAGTAACTAACAAATAAGTAAATTACTATTTCTAATTTGATTTAGATGTAGTTTATGTATATGCTAAATACACAACTCAATAAGAAATAGTAAATGCCCTTGTAGCTCAGTTGGTAGAGCGCAGCCTTTGTAACGCTGATGTCGCAGGTTCGATTCCTGTCGGGGGCTCTTAGGTGGAGTGGCCGAGCGGCCTAAGGCGGCAGTCTTGAAAACTGTTGACGTGAAAGCGTCCGTGGGTTCAAATCCTACCTCCACCGCCACCCCCGATGGTGAAATTGGTAGACACGCTGGATTTAGGTTCCAGTGCCTAACGGCATCCGAGTTCGAGTCTCGGTTGGGGGACGATCGAGAGTTAGCTCAGCAGGTTAGAGCAGCGGACTCATAATCCGTCGGTCGTGGGTTCAAGTCCCACACTCTCGACCAAACCTACACACACAAAGGATAGAATGACTAAAGCATCAAAGCTTGCTCTTATGAAAAGCTTAAGTTGGCATATCGTACATACTGGAATTCTCAGCGTTACTGTATTTGCGCTAACTGGAGAACTAAATCTAGTCGCTGGGATCATATCTATCCACGTAATTTCCGAGACAGTTGTGTACTATATACACGAGCGGATATGGCAAAAGCGTAAGTAACTTGCCTATTCGCTCTCTAGTAGCTCAGTCGGTAAGAGCGCCACTCTTATAAAGTGGAGGCCATGGGTTCAATCCCCATCTAGAGAACTAACAACTTCATATCTCGGTGTGGCGGAATGGTATACGCAGCTGACTTAAAATCAGCCGTCGCAAGACTTGCGGGTTCGAGTCCCGCCACCGAGACCAAGCCTTCGTAGCTCAGTGGATAGAGCAAGAGCCTTCTAATCTCTTGGTCGTAGGTTCGATTCCTACCGAGGGCGCTATATAATTTAATACATGGTCCTGTAGCTCAGTTGGTTAGAGCGCCGCCCTGTCACGGCGGAGGTCGACGGTTCAAGCCCGTTCAGGATCGCCACCTTGGTCCCATAGTTTATCGGTTAGAACGCCGCCCTTTCACGGCGGTAGGACGGGTTCGATTCCCGTTGGGACTGCTCTGCTAAACTTGTATAGTGAATAGAGAAGATTTCCCTAACGAGTTAGACTCCGACTATCTACTACTATTAGCTAAATTCTCGTCGCTACTAGATCAGATGGTGCTGCTTGGGGAGGAAAAAGCTCGGGTAACTATCTTTGCAACTATCAGAGAGCTACTTACCGAAAAAGATATGGCTGGCGATGAAATCGCTGCAGAGGTAATTAACTGGGTATGGTCTGAGCTCGCTACTCGCTATCAGATATCGGCAGCTAATGAGTATAAGTACTGGCCACCAAAAAACTTTAGGGATATTGCTAACGGAGAGTAGTTGACAAGCAGAGAAGTGTCTGCTACGTTTCTCTATATGACTACATTACCTATTGAATCTATGGTTGGCTGGGCAGCTTCTAAGTTGCCAAATGATAATGATGTTATCTACATTCGACGTAAGAATGATCGTCTGTTCTGGATTGAGGGGAACAATATGGGCGGTAACAGCTGGAAAGAGATTGACGGATCTGCAGTACTACCTACTGGACTAAAGCAGCAGATTATAGAGGGTCCAGACGGCAGTTCTGTCATTGAGGATGTTGTCACTACCCATATTCCTTCTGGTTGGTATCAGGATGCGTCAGCTAGTTTGTATCTACATGAAGGACTAGGTCAGTGGGCTGATGTGTCCAACACTCAGGGGAGAAAGCTGACGGCGCTCGCGGAATCTGGAAAGATGGAATATCTTGGCTAGGAAAAAGGAAGTTACTAAAGTAGACGTCCCTACTTATAGTGGTCCTGAAAAAGTAGTTTTATTCGGATGGTGCATGACAGGCCACCATACTGGTTGTGTAGTAGAATTTACTGGTCATAGATGTTCCTGCAAGTGCCATGGAAGTGTAGTTAGCGATGAATGATTTTTCCCCTAATATGGGTATGTGGGCAACTGTAATTGTTTCGGATTTTCCTGCGTATGAGGGAACTGTTGTAAGTGAGACTCAGTATGGGATATACCTATATATTGGTGGAGACCAAAATAGGCTGACCCTATTTCCTTGGCATAATGTAGTTCGTGTGTCCTATAAGGACCAGCGCTAAATGTCTCTACTATTTGAGCCCGTACATCTGCAGAATATTTTTACACCTGAGCAGGAGTCTGAGCTTAGGGGTGTAGTTGAAGAATACTTAGCTGACGACAAAAAGTTTTACTTTGATACCATTAGTGATAGAGAAGTACGCAGGTCAAAAAAGCTAGCAAAGTTCAATGAACTACTTGTTCCGCTAGCTAAAGAAATATTTAAAGATGAGACACTGAAAGCTACCTATAGCATTCTTCTTTCATATGACTCTAATTCTCATCTGGTATTCCACCATGACACTAATGCAAATATCTATACGATTAACTATTGCGTTAAATCAAATGTAGAGTGGCCCCTAATCTTTGGTCGTGAAGAGCCTAGAGTGGGAATAAATATTCCCGAGGGCGAGGCTCTTGCATTTATGGGGTGTGATGATTATCACGGCAGAGAGCATATAGATAAGCCAGATGCTGAGCTTGTAAATATCATGTTCCACTTCTGTCCAGAAGATCATTGGTATTTCACTAAGGGGCCTGCTCACTTCAAAAAAGTGCAGGATCATTTTGAGAAAACTGCTGATGTCCGTAAGGCTGCTGAAGACTTAGAGTGGATTAGAGATAATGAATCCTCTAAGTTATCTAAAGATGAATTGGCTGACTTAACCTCTAAGATAGTTGAACTACGCTCCGAGGTATCAAGACTAGAGGCTATGCATGACCGAATTCAAGGAATGGTTGGATAGTGCGTATCCTAGTTCTTGGATTCAATGAACGTGCTAGAGAGTTAATAGACACTATTAAGCATTTCCCAGGGTATGGGCTGCACAACCAGGTATTTATCTACCACGTGTATGTGCCGCGTAACTCGCTGAGCTACGGGAAAGAGTTAGTAGTTGAAATACCAGATCCGCATGGTGATGGATATCGAACTTATAAAGACGGATTTCAAGCTCTTGATGAATACAGTACAACAATAAGTAACTATACTCCTTGGTTATTAGAGCAAGCTGAGGCAGGGGCATTCACTCTTGTTGTCGACTTTCTGGAAAACTCTAGTGAAATAGACCTACTAAGAGAGCAGCTATCTGACGCACTAGTCTCTGGGTCCAAATGGCTATCTGCTGTAAATAGATCTAACCAGGAACTAATTGAATCAATTAGATTCTCTATCGATGGTGGGATGCCTTGGACTCCAGTTATCTACAGTAGTCAGTTTCTAGCTAACGCAAATGATTTATGGGAAGCAGCTAGATTGAAGATGATTGAAAATCATCGGAAAAATACACTCAGGGATATCGAGAGACGAAAGACTCTTGGATCATTTGATTCCCCGATATATCTGCCAGCTATACCGAAAGGTGACATACATATATTATTTGATGATGTAGTCGCCAATAGTACGGACAATGTGATTGAAGATCCGTTATTAAAGGACTTCTTTGGTTGGCACCATACTCAGCAGATGGTTGCAGCTGCTTTTTTAAATCCAAATATAGTGATCGATACAGCTACATATGTTAGACATCATCATGGGTATATAGACGCTGCTCCAAACTATAAATATAAATTAGAGCGTATTGTTTCTGGAACTATGACGGTGCACACTGACCGTGGAGATATGGTTATATCACCTGATGACTTGCATAATTCTTATGCTTGTAGCTCTGAGACAGCGCCTAGGCATGTATCTATATCTGAAGGGGCCGAGACTTTAGTGTTCACATATAAGGAGAGCGATGCTTCTTAGTGCTTGTGTGCTTGGCTATACAGACTTAAGTATGGAGTTTATCTCTAAATTTAAGGGACTGCCTTATTACAAAAAGCGTGACTCTGACACTGAAGGTGTCCGTATTCATGTAATACATGTCGAAGACTCGGCTTTTCTTGAACGCCCCTACGTGTATAGATACCAAAAAGGTGACAACTACTCTAATGTATTAAATGACGGTGATCAGGGTAGTACTAGGGAGGTCTGCATCGGGAATGATCGAGACTGGTTACTAGAGTCTAATGGTCATGATTTAATAGTTGAGATGACCGAGGATCCAGATAAATACCTTGATGTTTTATTAAATCTAATATCTAAAGGCTACTGGACTATTATCACATCTGATAAGTTTAAGACTCAATACCTGGCTCAGATCACCGAAGCTGCTAGTACTAGCGGTGCCAAACTGTCTATAGTGTCGGACCTAGACTCGGTGTTCGAGCTATTAGATACCGAGTACATCACTAGGTTAGCTCATCATAGAAAAGTATTGATGGAGCAAGCTGCGCTAGCTAAACCTTGTGGATTCCCCGACTGAAGTTTTAGCTAGCTTGTAGTAAGCTATCGGTATGACAATTAAGTTTAGATCAGATGTAACTGTAAATCTCATCCAATCAATGGCTTCTGATGATGCCGTTGTTATGGCTGCCCGTGTCTCTACTGGTGCAGAGCCTAATGAGAAGCGCGATGCTGGTCTGATCAACTACCTGATGCGTGACCGTCACGGGTCTCCTTTCGAGCACAATGCCTTCACCTTCTACATTGAGGCACCAATCTTCGTGTTTCGCGAGTTCATGCGCCACCGCATCGCGAGCTACAACGAAGAATCAGGTCGCTATAAGGAGCTAGAGCCTGTGTTCTATGTTCCTGGAGCAGATCGTAAACTTCAACAAATCGGTAAGCCTGGTGCGTATGTGTTTGAAGAAGGTACATATGAGCAGAAGATGTCGGTACCTGCGACTACCATGCGACTCTACGACGAAGCATATTCTGCCTACACCTCGATGCTAAATAAAGGTGTTGCTCGAGAGGTTGCCCGAACTGTCTTGCCAGTTGGTATCTACTCATCCATGTATGTGACTATGAATGCTAGATCACTGATGAATTTTTTGAGCCTACGAACTACTCGTGAGGGTACCCACTTTCCTAGTTTCCCTCAGCGGGAGATCGAAATGGTTGCGGAGAAGATGGAAGAGTTCTTTGCGGAGAAGATGCCAGTAACCTACGAGACTTTCAATAAGAATGGCCGCGTGGCACCGTAATGGTTGAATACCCACTTGATTTATCTAAGGTAATTGAGCTTCGAGAAGCTGCTCATGATGCTATAGGTAAGCTAGTAGATGCCGCTGGTAGTACATGGTTTGATCTCGGAGAAAAGCTTGCCGAGAGAAGATTTTTAGACATACTTGACAAACTAGAGAATAGTCTGCTAGATTCTGAGGAGGACGCCATTATGACGATCCACCTAATAAGGAAGATGGTAGAAAGCGATGACCGAGAGTAACGGATTCAAATACTCAGATGACCAGGTTGCGGAAATTTATGCAAAGCTGGAAGTTGCTAAGATGCTTACTCAGCTTGGTGCCGAGATGGCTAAGCAGGCTGAGACTGACATTAAGTTCTATAGAGTAACTAATGGTATCCCTGAAGGTGACATTTAATGTCTTGGCAAGAGGAGCTTAACGAGAAGCGTCTAAAAACTCGTGGATGGTATGGGTGTATTGCACCTGACGGTTGGCGATGGATCATTGAAGACCTAGATGCGCAGTTGTCATACCTTGACCCAGATTATCAGATTCAGCAGGTTAAAGAAAAATTTGGTACTCTTCGCTACTACTATGAACCAACTAAAGGTGGAGTAGTTCAAGATTTAATGGACGCCGCTATTAGTCGAGCAGAGTATCTATCTGCTAGAACTTGTGATGTATGCGGTAACTCTAGTGCTGTGAGTGACCCTAAGCGTGGAATTAAGTATGACTCCACTGCTGTAGTTAAAGTCCGTGGTGGTTGGTATAAGACCATCTGCAGCACATGCGATAAAGATTCTGCGTACAGCTCGCAGGAGAGACTCAATGCTATCGATCAAATCGAAGACCTGAAGCTTTACATCAAATGGACAAGAGAAAAACTAGAAGAGGGTCAGGATCCACTTGATCTACTCCTAGCAACTGCAGAGAAAGACATATTTAGAAACTTATGAGTGGAAAAATTATTAAAGAGATTGCTCATAGCGGGCATGTTTGTAGGGGCATCCCGTCTATTTGGCGATTCTTCAAACTTCGCTACGAGATTGGCACTCAGTGGCAGTGTGACCAGTGTTCTGGAATCTGGGAAGTTAGACGTACATATGACGGTATGACTGCTGGACGAGAGTGGCAGAGGGCTATCTAATGAGCTACGCACGCATGAGTGATGAGAGCGATGTTTATGTTTACGAGCACTACGCTGGATTTATCGAGTGCTGTGGTTGTCGACTAACTGCTCCTGATGATTGGGAAGACGTTGGTTTTGCTCGTCTAAACACTGCGCGTGAAGCTCTGGAGCATCTCGAATGGCACGTGCGTGAAGGGGATAAAGTTCCGCGGCGGGCTTTCGATAGAATTCGTGAAGAGCATCCTGATCTAGATAAGGCCATCGAGCCTTACGTGACTCCACCTGAAGTACAGGCACGTCGACGTAAACGCATGCAAGAACTATTTGGGGAGGTATCTGATGAAGATAACAACTGAGACTGGATCTGTATACGAGATTGATGAGCATGGGCTTTGTCGTAAGTATGATGCTTCTGGCGATCATATCGATACTTTTAAAGTTTGGTACATGGTCCCTGTACCAGATGAAGTGACCACTACAAAAGAACTTTATGACCTCCCTAAGGGTGATCCTGAGATTGGAAAGCGCCTCTATATCGGAGGTAGAGATAATTGGTGGATAAGTACAAAGGTAGTGTCAATTGAGTAAGTTCATTCGATTTCGCTGGTATGACCTAACTAAAACCAATCCACGCTCTGTATATTTTGGTTGGACACTCGATGGGGTGAAATTAAACGGAGTTAGAGGTCATAGAACTTGGACACTTGACATTTACCTAAAAACGCGTATGCTAGTAATACTCTTTGGAAGGAGATATTAAAAATGGAACCAGTAAATGTAAATGGCCTGCCGATGGCAGAGTTTAGGTTCAAGCGCAACTGGGAGACTCGCCGTGCTGGCTGGGTTCAGGGGCGCAGTGAGGTAAGTAATGGCTGGCACTCACTGAAGTACTGTTCTAGCGTAAAGGCTGCCGACCGTTTTGTGAGAAAGATTATTGCTCGCCGCGACGAGCCAGTTCAGTACGTGGAGCTTCCACTAATCAATAGGAGTATCTAATGCCTTGCCAAATGTATAGCGGTGATGAAATCCGTGCTATGAATGCTGAAGATAAAGCGGCAACGTTTAAGCGAGCTGCAGATAAATTGACTCACGAGAATGATATGTTGCGTGAAGCAATCCTTGAAGCTGCAATTAAAGCACCGCGAGCTTTCTCAGCTGCATTCCTAAAGAAGATTGGTATTGAACAGACCAAGCACCGCAAGGAAGACTTAGCTCGATTGGAGAAGGTGTTCCGTGCATCGAAAGATGCAGAGAAGCTCGGTAAGGTAATGTTGGCTGATCCGACCAAGCCGCTCGCCAAGCAACTCGGGTTTGATCCAGATGATTACTAAATTTAAATACAAATTTCGTGGCTACGTTAAACGCCAAAAAGATGAAGCAATGTATAAAGGCTTTATTGCTGGAATGCAGTATGGCAAATACTTAGCCGAAAAGGAAGCAAAGACAAAATGAAAAAGGTACTCCTGCCTCGAGGAATCCCTGGTTCTGGTAAGAGTACTTGGGTTAAAGAGCAGCTGGCTATGCATCCTGCGGGTACCGCAGTACGTCTCAACAATGACGACTTGTCGGTTATGCTCTATGGACAGCTTTGGGGCGCTATGTTTAATAACGCTTCTAAGGAGCTGTTGCACCACTTGCGTCTTGCGATGTTAGAGACTTTCCTCAGGCAGGAGTACATCACACACATCTACGTGGACAATACCAACCTTGCAACTAACACTGTCAAGGCATTGCAGGATGTTGCTTTATTGCATGGGGCCGAGTTTGTCGTTGTAGATGACTTCTTGGACGTCCCTATTGAAGTTTGCATTGAGCGAGACTCTAAGCGTGACCGCGTTGTTGGTGCTGATGTTATCCGTAAAATGGCTAAGCCAGTAGCTGGACTGAAGCCTTGGACTATTCCAGAGATTCCAATTATTGAGAAGTACGACAATGATCAGGATTTGCCAGAGGTAATTATTTGCGACATCGATGGGACGTTGGCTCTTATGGATGGCCGAACTCCTTACGACTACTCTTTGGTTCACACCGACAAGCCATATGAGGCCGTAGTAGATTTGGTCTACGATATGTGGAGCCTGGATGTACCAGTAATCTTTATGAGCGGACGTAGTGATGATAGCCGTGAGCAGACTCTAGCTTGGCTGAATACTCATGTTCTTGCTGGTGACCTTGACTTGTATATGCGAAAGACTGGCGACTACCGTCCTGATTGGATTGTTAAGTATGAGCTATTCCAAGAGCACGTTGCTGGTAAGTATCGTGTGAAGTTTGTGTTAGATGACCGTAACCAGGTTGTAGAGCTTTGGCGTAACAAGCTTGGGCTTCCTACATTTCAAGTTGCTAATGGTGATTTCTAGTGGTAATTAAAAATTTTTGCACCATGTTAATTACTGACACTAGTAAGTCAGGAAATACTGCATGTTGCCTGGCTCAAGCAACCGTAGTAATCAAGTTGGAAGATAGCACTACCTACATCCACTGCGATAAGCATGCAACCTATCGAAAGATTTGGATAGGTAAAGAGAAGCTAGAAAAGGCAGTAATCACTTATGTCTAAGAAAAATTATGGTCCAGACTGTGAGCGTACTGCTCACACAAAGTGGGAAACCTTTCGCTGCGAACTATCTATGTATTGGTTTGAATATCGTAGCGGATTTAAGTTACGTTTGATTTTTAATGAGATCTATGGTAGATTGACTAAATACTACTTTGGTGGAACTACGCATAGGCGTCTGTTTGAATTCGATAAGGATAAAAAATAAATGAGTGAAGCATGGGATACTGACTCTTTATATGAGCTATGTCTATTCATGAGTGAATATGAGCTCTATGAATCTCCGCTTAGCTTTGGAGTGACTGCTAAGAAGACTCCAGATCTTTCATGGAACTGCTCTGACTTCTTTTTCTGGGCATGTGCTGATGCCGAGAGTGTTTTGCCGTCTGATATCCCAGAACTTAGAAAAGCTGCTGAAGATCTAAAGGCTGCTGATGAGTATGGTGAAGTTTATGCCTTTGAACTTTGGGTTAGCCGTAAACGTGGTAGAACTCCTATGGGACCGTGGTTAGATAAAGAATGTTTTGATAATGCTCCTCTTCGTCTATTATTTGAAGAAGCGGGTAAAAAGTAATGCACTTATTCAATGCTATTGATCGTGCAACATATAAGAAGGCTGTAGAAGCTGGGTATATCAAAACTCAGTCGCACCCCGATATTGCTGGCTACACTATCCACAACTACACTGATGCCTGCACCTGGGACCAGGCTTGGGATGAGGCTACGCTTAATTGTCGTGGACTTATTACTAATGACGACGGTGAAATCATTGCCCGAGGTATGCCTAAGTTTTTTAACTCTGACCAAGAGCAAGCTCCTAAGTTTTCTCTAGATGATGAAGTTATCGTTTCCGATAAGGCTGATGGCTCTCTAGGCATTCTCTACTACACTCCTGATTTTTTGGAAGCTATTGCTACTCGTGGTTCTTTCACTTCTGATCAAGCGGTATGGGCTACTGAGTGGTGGCGAAAGAACCGTCCTGATATTGCTCTTGAGGCTGATAAGACCTACCTGTGGGAGATTATTTATCCTGAAAACCGTATCGTAGTTGACTACAACGGTAAAGAAGGATTGGTATTCCTAGGAACTGTAGACAACGAGACTGGTCTGTTTGAGCCTGGATGGGTTACTGGAGTTGACTGCGCTAATCGCTACAGCTATGAAACTTGGGCTGAGGTACTTGAGTCTCCTGACCGCCCTAATGCTGAAGGTTTTGTTATAACTCGTGTGTCTGATGGTGCGATGGTTAAGATCAAGTACGAAGACTATAAGCGTCTGCATAAGTATATGACTCGAGTTACTGAGCGTCATGTATGGGAAGTTCTTGCAGCTGAGCGTTCTTTGGATGAAGAGTTTGCTGGGGCACCAGACGAGTTCCACGTTTGGATTCGTCAGGTGGCCGATGATTTATGGGCTCAGTTTGAGAAGCGTCACCTTCAGATTATTCTTGACTACCGAGCTATTCGCTTCGGTGAGGGTGAGGATTCGTTCGAAGTAGAAGACGCCCGTGAGGCCAAGAAGAATTTTGCGCTCGCGGTAAAAGACGAGAAGGATAAGGCATACTACTTTGCTTGCTTTGGTGACGGCAGTATTGCCCCTGCTGTATGGAAAGAACTAAAGCCTACTGGCGGAAAAACGTTCCGTGTGGTAAGCTCTGACTCTGATTAGGAGATTTAATGAAAAAGCATAAGACATACAAATCCCTCACTTTAGATGAGTACGATGAGCTTACCTTATCTCAGCAGTCAGTCGGAGCTGCCAATGAGCGTGGCAAGATAGTGTCTGAGTTAGAGCGATGCGCCGCGCAGATGGCTGAGTTCGCTGAGTGTATGGAGTCCACTAAGGATAGAAATGCGTATGCTAGATATGCCTTTGGGCTTCAAATGGCAGTGCGTCTAATCAATGAACTACCTGCCTATGAGGATAACGTCGGTTGCCGTGAGTGTGGTGTAATATAGCGTGGAGCGATTTCAAATCTGGCTGTGTACTCAGTACAACTTACCTAACAGTTGGGCATTTCGATATAAGGTAACATGTTGGTTTTTCTTTAAGTTACATGAGAAGATTTGTTTAGATAATAGAGAGGACTGATCGTGAATGATCTAGAGAAGCTACAAGAGATTAGCCGTCTACTAGACGAGGCATATAAGCACTACTTTTCCTACGAGGGTCATTGTAAAAGCAGCGAGGGTTATATCCACGTCGAGTATGGAACCTACTGGGACCGTCAAGAGAGCCCGTCTTCGATACCAATTAAGTCTGTACATATCTACTCTTATGTATTTTGTAGTCAGGGGCGCTCGCAGGATTTTGACTCTATAGATGAGGCACTAGAGACTGTTCGTGAGTGGCATGCTAATGAGATGGCATATGACCCGAACGCGCCAGAGGAAGTTGCAGCACGAGCTGAAATGGATGCTTTCGCTGTCTCTTGGGTGGAGCAAATGATGAGTGACGGTAAACTCACTATTGTTGATGTATTAGATGAGGAGGCTTAGTGATGAGCGATTGGGACATCACTCCTGAAGAGTACCAGCAAGAGTGGGATAGCTGGCAAGAAGAGTATAAGATAACGGACAGCTTCATCGAATTTTCTGATGAAAATTGGGAAAAGGTCCAGGCTATGGATCCGCATTATGTTTGGACTAATCACTCTACCTGCGAGGATGAGAAGGTCACCGCTGGTGCAAAACTGTTCAAGAGTAGCTGCTGCTGGGATACCTTTGGTTGGTATATAGCGGAAATCCCTTGGGTCGGAGATCCAGAGACATTCTATGAGAGTATAGATGCCAGTGCGTATCTGCCTTGCACTACCTGCAATGCTGACGGTGAGGATGAGAATATTGATGAGGAATGTCAAGAATGTAAAGGTGAAGGGTTTGTCCACCACTACTTCGACTAGCCTAATCGGTAAGGCCGCGTGTTCTCACGTATTTTTATGTTCGTGTGATGTTAAACTTAATCCTGTAACTAAAGACAAGGAGAAATAATGAAGGTACTAGTAAATCGATGCCCTCATGGTTTTACACTATCTGAGGCTCAGAAGGAACTTTTCCCTGAGCTAAAGGAAAACCCTAACATGCAGGTCTCTGATGTTAGCCGCAATGATCCTCGACTAATTGCTTCATTTGAAGCTGGAGATAATCGTGGTGATGGTGGGTCTACACTAACTCTAGTAGAGATCCCAGACGGTGCTCATTTTGTGATTGTCCCTCGTGGCGGTCACGAAGAAGTAGTGTATAGCGTAAACGGTCCGCTACAGCGAGCCTAATTAGGAGGACCTATCATGGGTGTTCAACAGATCAGAGATAATGCTTGGGTAGATGATTTTAACCAAGTTATTGTAAATGTGCATAGATCAGATCAGTGTAGGAATCACTTCTGCACTATTCATAATCACTCTGAGCACCACATGATAGGCTTTCCTCAGAAGTGGCGTCAAGATCGTCACTTTATGGAGCGAGTGTGCCCTCATGGTATTGGGCACCCAGATCCAGATGAGATTATCCAAAATACAATTCATGCATGTGATGGGTGTTGTTCAGTTGAGTAAGAAGAATCCCTTTGAGCCTGGTACTCCAGAGCACCAAATTTTTGAAGATGGTGTAGCTTATGAGAGAGCTAGACTTGTAAAGGTGCTCGATCGCTATCACGATATGTTCTGTGGTGGCCCGTTGGAGCAGCACCCAGATTGTGTTAAGACTATGGAGATCCGCTACCTCTACGACTTCATATCTGAGAGTAAAACTCTAAAGTAGTATGGGCTCAAACAGCTCTAATATAGAAGTTACTACTGATTCTGCTGGGTCTGTATCATTCAGCGGTAAGTTTAAAGATCAAATATTTAATCCTGGGATGACCAGGATGAGGTTCCCGAGGGGTTGGGATACTAATGATGTATCAAAAAATTGGGACTCATATAATTCATACTCTCTAAATAACTATGGATATAGGGGACCTGATTTTAGACGCGGGATTGACATCCTAGCTGCTGGATGCTCTCTGACATACGGAGTTGGGGTGCCAGAGAATGGTACTTGGGCTAGCCATCTAGCTGCACTTGCTGACCGTAGTTACTGTAACTTATCTGCACCTGGTGTCTCGATTGATTGGATTACCAATCAGATATATAGATTTATATACACCTTCGGTCCCCCAAAAAATCTGTTTGTAGTATTTCCTGACCTGATTCGGGGTGAGGATGTCATAGATGATTGGTCTAGGGTATCTCCAGAGAGCTCTGGCTCTATGGATTTTAATCAACAAAGTTGGAATCTTGAACAAACTGCTGCCTCAATTACTAGGCAGTTTATTCGATCGACAAAAGGGGATCTACCTAAATATATGCGTAGGCCGTATGAGGTCGAGTACACTAGTTCAGTTGCTAATGCCATCCGTGTATCAGTGCGTGAGATTAGGCAACTAGAGCTTTTCTGCAAGCATGCTGGTATAAACCTAGCTTGGTCTACCTGGTCTGACGATTTGGCAGTGCTAGTGCAAGACTTACCAGCAGAGTATGAGTTTGATAACTTTGTATTCTTAGAGGGCCTACATTCGTGGGAATCTCATATAACAGATTTGATGCCAACCACTGATGCTCCTGATGTCATTGTGGATAGAAAAATAGTACATAAGCCAGACTGGTCAAATTGTCAATGTAGCATCACCAAAATTGAAGACTCTTGTGTAGAATATAGCATGTGCCACTTCGATCTAGAGAAAAATTATGGGCTATCGTTCCATGCTGGAACTGATAGGTTTAGACCTGGCAACTCAACCGCACATATTGGAGTGCATAAGCATATCCATATAGCCGAAACATTTATAGATAGGGTTGTATAACTTATGGACTATGACGAACGATACAGTGAGAAACTAGATATCGACATCCCAGACGAGGCCATTGAGCTAGTCACCCGTATCTTTATGAAAAATGGCGAACTTAAATACAGGGACTCACTGAGTGCCTTTATGAAAGAAATCCTTGATGAGGGAGATCCTGGCTCTGAACTATCGTGGCGAGACGGGGTAGAGTATATCTATAAGATTGTACGTGAAGTCGAGTTTGATAATGAGTAACTCAGATCAGCCAATGTGGTTTGACCAGCCTAATGCGGATCAAGATAGATTTCGTGACGGATTTATAGACGGATTCACTAGAGCCCGTGAAATCTTTTGGCGAGATTTAATGAGACGAGCTGGTGAAGCTAGGCTAATGGCGGATAATGCCGAAAGTCAGTCAGTTAAAGATAGTATGTCTGCTATTGAAGTAGCCTATCGAAACGCAGCCGATATGGTATCTAGATCGCATACTCTATATCCTGGTGCCATTCGAAGTGACGCTGATCCAGAGGACCCACGGTTTACTGTAAATTATGATGCTAATTTATTTAAGTACTAGTACAATTACTATATGAGCATCAGTGATAAAGATGAACACCTATATAGATTTGAATTTATAGATGAAGATGATCTAGCATCAATTCAATGGGTGTGGTTGAAAGAGCATGAAGTTGATTCGTATTGGGAGTCACTGCGTGGTCCAGTAGTCTGCAGACAGGCTACTCAGGATGAAGAAGAGCTATATGAAGAAGCCTATGCTGATGGCTATGGAGTAGCGGCATTCTTAGAGTTTGAATCTAAAAATGATGGAGTTACTTTTCGAGTAGAGTTAGATCAGTTGGCGGGAGATACTGATTTTAACTACACTAAAATGTTCCAATGCGCCATCTGTCAAAAGCATAAAGATTTTGACGAAGATGTTGCTACTGCTGGAGGATTCTTTTTAACGGAATTGAAAAATGACATTCTATGGCATATATGTTACGATTGCGCGTCACTAGAGTCGGCAGTAGGTGAGATTGAGTTTGAGTTTACAGAAGAGGGCGAAGCAGATAGCTAAGCCATTTATTGCTCAGTACGGGAGAGCTCCTGTATGGGTTAAAGCTGCTACATGGATATTGATTGCCTTAATACTTTTGCCAGATCCTTTTGATTGGATTCCTGGGCTAACATTGGCTGATGAAGTCCTGTATGCTTCTATATTGCTACACCTTTTACATAAATATGGTGCTCTTCCTGATGAGGACAAGAGAAGTGCAAAAGATTTAGTCAAAGAGATCCTCGGAAAGAATAAATAATGGATATTGAAGAATTTAAAGTAGTCTCTAAGGACTTCTATAGCGAGACATATCAGGTGCTAGTAAAGAAGCAGATGGACTACGGGCCATTCAATATTGCCCGTTCTCCTGGCGGTCCAGTTAATGGTCTTCGCGTTCGTATGCATGACAAGCTTGCTCGCATTAACCATCTAATTGATAGCGGTGTAGATCCGCAGAATGAAAGTCTTCGTGACTCGTTCTTGGACTTAGCGAACTACGCAATTATTGGTATGATGGTTATTGATGGTAAGTGGCCAACAGAATAACGATGACTCCGAGAAGTATCGCCAAGAAGGACGAGAAGAAGTCCTAAATTGGCTAATGTCCCATGGGATTGTTCAGTACAGTTCTTGGGATAAGTTCTACTTCATATACAACAGATTTACTGATATATTACTTCAACTCCCGTGGGGTAGAGGTAAAAAATAATAAAGATCGCCCGCTGGTAAACTTAACTGGTGGGCGATTTTTTATACCATTTGTGCTAGGGTAGAGGGTACAATCTCGCATAGAAGTAGAGGAACATGAGCAGCATTCGAGCAACTGAACGCCAACTACGTAAGCTGCAAAAGCAGCGTCATATGTATGACATTCAGCAGATGATCCTTGCTAATCCGATGCTAAAGAACCTTGGTTCGAAGGATCAGAAGACCCTTCAGCGCCTAATCTACAAGGCCGAAATGATCGAAATGTTTATGCGTGATAAGCAGATTATCCGTATCAATGAGTCATTTGAGGACATTGTCAATAATGTGGCTGACATGATTAATGACGCTCTGGATGCAGACCGCGACGGGGATGACGAAGATTTTAGATAAATTCTAAAATCTATTTGACAAATACATTTATATGTAGTACTTTTATCTCATACACGAGATGAAAGGATCTCCAAATGAAAAAGGCAATAACTACTCTAGTAGCACTCGCATTGGCTGCTGGAGTCTCTGTACCCGCTGAAGCAGCTACTGGATCTCAGGTTGTATCTGGTGTTAGCGCATACTATCGAGTAGACCTTGGATACAAGGTTGGGTGGCAAATCCCAGCTAACCGATTGAATATCTCTGGCTACACTGTCACTTCTAACACTGGCAAAACCTGTGTAACTAAAGGCGCTACTGCGAATAACTGCACCTTTTCCGCCTCTACTCTTGGATACACTGGTAGCTACTCTTTCAAGGTAACAACCAATCTATCGTCTGGAATTGGCGGTGTATCAGACGCATCTAATGTTGTCGGTGCTCGATCGATTCCTAGTGCACCACTAGCTGTAACTGCTAGCACTGCCTCGAACACTCAGATTGATGTTGCATGGATTCCTGCATCTGGCACTGGCAACCTACCACTTTATGGCTATGAGGTGTCTTATTGGAAGACTGATCAGAGTGGTCAGCCAATTACTTCTACTAAAAAGAGTGTTGTAGTTTCAAATACTGTAACTTCGCTTACGGTAAATGAAAGCACCATGTATACCATTAACGTTGCTGCATGTAACGCTCTTGGATGTAACTCGGCTAACTACTGGGTACACACTGCTACTACGCCAATTACTCCAGAGATTACATCAATTGTGTTCCCTACCGTAGTCGGTGGCGGTTCAGCTGATACTACCTGTTTCGATAGCATCTATGATGCAAATACTGGTGAGACCGCTCTAGGTTCATGTGGTTCTGTAGTTGCAGACCCAAGTACCTATCCTGTAGTTGTTCCGACTGCTACTTCAGTCGCAGATCCAGTGCTTGCAACTAAGTTCTCTCAGACTGCGATGTTTAGTAACTTCTCCACTAGCTACTCTTTGAGTACATGGGGGTCCATCGGTCTACCATGGGTCTCTAGACTAACTGCAAGTAGTAAGTCAGTTACATCAGGATTTACCACTACTGTGGCCATCTACACTACTACTCCTGCAGTCTGCGCTGTAGTGGCAGATAAGATCGTACTAAAGTCGACTGGGTATTGCGATGTGGCAGCTCAGGTTGGTGGAGACAATACTTGGCTACCAAGTAACCTCACTACTAAGCGGTTTACTGTAGTCAACTAATCTAAATAAAAGAAAAGCCCCCTGTGATTGGCAGGGGGTTTTCTCTTACCTTGTCGGGATTAGTCTAGGAAAGCCCATGTCTTTGGTCCAACGATTCCGTCAACCAATAGGTGGTGCTTCTTCTGTAGAGCTTCAACGGCTACGTGAGTCTTCTCGCCAAACTCTCCATCAATCTTTACACCTGTCTGCTGCTGAATATATTTAACAGCATCTCCGTGATCACCCTTCTTGATGTAGTGACCAGGATATCCAGGGTTTGTGATCTTAGCTACTACAGCAACTGGTGCAGTGGGAGTAACAATTGGAGTTGTAGCTGCAGGAGTCTTTGCAGCTTGACGAGCTGCTTCTACTACAGCTGCCTGATTCTCATTGTGCTCTGGTGCTTCAGCTACTGGATCATCTTCAGTGGCTATAACTGCTGCAGAAGCAATGGCCTTTTCCTTGGCAATAAGAGCCTTGAAGAATGCAATTGGCTCGATGTAGTTCTTACCATTAGCATCCCAGATGTGTGACTTGCCGAGACGAAGCTCCCAGTGAAGGTGCTTACCCGTGGACATACCAGTAGTTCCCATCTTGCCAAGCATCTGACCAGCGGTAACCTTGTCGCCCTTCTTTACCTTTAGCGAGCCATCCTTCATGTGAGCATAAAGAGTGGTGTAGAACTTGCCATCAATCTTGTGAAGAAGGATAACGTAGTTACCAAAACCGCCGCCTGGAGCAGTTGACTTCTTGGCTTCTAGGACCTTGCCATCGTATGGAGCCTCGATGATACATGGTTCATGTGGTGACCAGATGTCTGTTCCGTTGTGGTGCTTCTTCTGCTTGGTGACGGGGTGTATACGCATACCCATGTATGACGTCACCTTAAAGTCTTTGCCAAGCTTTCCGTCGATTGGAAATTGTGCTTTTGCCATTGTGATTCCTTATGGTTGGGGGTTAGTTAAATTTTACCGCGGGTATTTTTCTGCTAGTTTGGCACTTGCAATATCGCTACAACGTTGATTGATATAGCCACGTTGGAAGTGCCTAAAGTCTTCCAATCTTTGCTGATAGGCGATGACTCTTGGGTATGGATTTGCACTAGTACGTAGTGGCTTCTTTCCATAGAAAACGCGGGCTGCCTGTAGTGCCTCTTTTCGCAGGGCTGGCGTCTCTGCCTGGAAAAAGTAAACCAGGTACCAGAAAAGGCGGGAGAGTCCTCTCATACGGTAATTTTACCGCAGATATATGATGCTTATTATTAGGCAGATATTACCGTGACTTATTTGACTGTGTATCGAGTAGAAGATCGGTGTAGCTGGCCAAATCGCATACATCGTAGTATTTACCAGGCATTTGTACTTCTGCTATAGCAGTCCCAGAGTTGATGGCTCTCATTAGTGCCTGTCCTAGGTGGGCGTCCGTGTTATGTATAAAGTGCAGAGCTGACTTATTTAGGAGAAGCATCCCCCAAAATCTGGACAACCTGCAGGTACTGTCTTTATCAACTATGTTGGTAATTTGGTTGTTCTTGGAAGCGATCTGCCCGACCCTACCAATTAGGTTTTCGGTCATCTCCCATGAAGCTGCTACTATATCTGAACCGCTGATTGCTTCTGCTTCGACCAATCTTTGGATAGGGGATTCATCAATATATGTATCTGGCATCACTATTACATAGTAGTCAGATGGCATTAGGGAGGCTGCAACTAGTACTGCATCTGGCATAGTTGATGGCTCTAACGAGATAATATGCACTCGGCTGTCAAATGTCGGCAGTAGTGCTAACCATCTACTATTTACTGTCAGTACGACTTGGTCGCAGAACTGTAGGGCATTCTCGATGTGTAGCTCTAAAAGGCTTAGATTAGAGTCTCTCACTGGAAGCAAGAATTTAGGCAGGCCATTGAATCTGGTTGCTGCCCCGCTCGCTGTGATAATTCCAGTCAACATTGGTATAATTAGTTTACTATGTCTAAAGTCTGTCTTGTCACTCTATTTGACAGGAACTATATGCAGCAGGCGGCTGTGTTGATACAGTCACTACATGACAACTACCCTACTGCTCGTGGGAGTATTGACTTTATATGTTTGACGGATTCAGAAGACCTTAATGTCATTAAGACTATATCTAATTGGGTAGTGGCACCTAACTTCAATATTAAATATAGAGAAGTAGTTGCTCCAGATTCTGCCAACATTAAATCACTTGGTGACTCTAACTGGAGAACTAATATCTCTTGGTACAGATTGTTTTTAGGGTCTACGTTGTATGACTATGACAAGGTAATTTTCTTTGATGCAGATATGATGGCAGTATCTGATTTGTCATATATTTTAGATTTCCCTATGTATGGGAAATTCTTAGCTTGTGTAGATGCAAGTGACGATGCCGCATTTCGTGGTATGGATGATGTGACTACATTTCACACTGGGATGTTTATTGCTGACCTAGATTGGTGGAGAGAGTCTGGTGTAGAGGAAGTGTTCTCTCTACATATGCAAACGGTCCCTCCTAGTTTGTATGTAGAGGAAGAACTATTCAACATCTATATGCGGGATGTTTGGTATGCCATACCCTTTACGTTTAACTTCTACTATTTCTACAGAGACGATGACGGTGACTGTATTTGGGATAGGTCGTATCTGCCGTTCTATTTAGAAAAAGCTATAGTCATACACTTTTTCGGTAGAGCTAAGCCGTGGAATCAACTTCAGGTTAAGGGAACTAGAGATACATCAAAGCTTGGAATTAAGTGGCGCATGTATAGAGATAATTTAAGAATTACTTGACATAATATCTTTATCTATGTATATTAGATGCAGAAGGAGTTACATATGTCAGTACACATTGTTCGCGGTGATATAACTAAAATCCCTGTTGATGCCATTGTTAATGCAGCTAACCAAGAGATGGCTGGTGGTGGCGGTGTGGATCATGCCATTCACTCGGCTGCTGGTCCAGAGCTAGTTAAGGAGACTGTAATCTATGCTCCGCTATACACTGGCCAAGCCGTGAAAACTAAGCCGTACAACCTCCCTGCCAAGATGATTATCCATACTGTCGGTCCTGTTTGGTATGGTGGTAAATCGGGGGAATACTTGGCACTAGAAGCTTGCTATAAAAATGCCATTAAGCTGGCCTATAATGAAGGCGCTCGCAGTATTGCGTTCCCTGCGATTGGTGCTGGAGTTTATGGGGTACCAGCAAAGCAGTCAGCAGAGATGGCACTTAAATCAGCTTGGGAGTCGGTGTTGGCATTTCCAGGTATGGAAGTGTTCTTAGTCTGCTATGACAAGGCTATGGAGCAGGAATACCTATCGCACTATGAGCGAGCTAAAGTTAGAGCATTTGGTATAGCTGAAGCCCTGTCTATATAAAAAATCTCCGCCCCTACTGTTTCGTGGAGGCGGAGACTTTTTTACGGTAACTACTCTGAGTCTTCGTTCTTTTCTTCCTTTTCAGGTTTTTCGTAACGGAAGATCGGGAATGTAATTACCCAGAAGCCGAGTGTAACCATAATCATGTTACCAACTAATTCGCGGGCTGATCCTTCTAGTAGAACCCATGCTGTGCCTAGACCTAGCAAGGTCCAAGCCTGATCAACTAGGTCCTGGAAGAGCGCCTTTAAAAAGTGCTTCATGTTTCCTACTTTCTCTTGTTTAATAGTTCGTCAAAGTTTTTGACTTTAGTGTCTCCCAGATATGACCATGCGTAGCCTGTCGCGATCATTGTTTCATTGAATGATGTAGGTTCCCCGTCGAGGAATAACCATCCAAGTACTCGACCGTATTTTTCGGACGAGTCAGGTTTTTCTGTTTTAATCAGAATTGTTTCAGCAGCTGATAATCTTTGCTTAAGTACAGCCTTCGATTCCAGGCCGAGAGTCTTCTCGAACTTATCGGAAGTACGTGACTCTGGGGTATCAATTCCAGCTAGACGAACTCGCTTGGTGATAGAGATGTCAAAACCTAGATCTATCTCTACATCTATAGTGTCGCCATCTACAACTGCAATTAGCTTTTTTACTCGATATTCGTACATTACTTGTTCCTCCTTGAAGCTGCAGAAGGTGCAGCGGCTGATGCAGTTGCAGCAATTGCTGAACCTGCGATTTGTCCTACGATGACAGCGGCAACGGTTGCCTTCTGGGCTTCTTCTCGAACCGCTGGGTTCATGTCGGCACCAACGTTTCCAAGTAGGTTGATGACGTCAGCGATTGCCTGAGCCCCAGGGATTGCTGCAAGCTCTGGGCTAAGAACAATGTCGTCCTGCTGAGCTGCGACCATAAGAGCATCGAGTGCTTGCTCGTAAGCCTCTGATCCTGGCTCTGCAGTCTTAAAGGTCTCAAGAGCTGCCTCTTTTAGAGCTTCTGCTTGTGCCTCTGTTAGATCAGTTGCGACAATTGCTGTTAGATCAACTGCTAGAAGTTCTTCAGCAGAGATGTCAGTTGGTAGATCCTTAGCCTCTGTGATAACCTCTGGAGTAGGTTCAGGTTCAACAATAGGAGGTTCAGGTGTCGGTTCAACAACAGGTGGGACAGCTACTTCTGCTGTCGGTTCTGGTGTCGGCTCTACCGTTGGTTCTGGTGTTGGGTCTACTGTTGGCTCTGGAGTGGGAGTCGGTGTTGGTGTTGGCTCTGGTGTTGGGGTTGGGGTGGGCGTCGGTTCGACGGTCGGTTCAGGCTCTGGTGTCGGGGTCGGAGTCGGAGTAGGTTCAGGCACTACAACAGGGTCTGGAGTAACGACAGGGTCTGGTGTAGGAGTAGGAACTGGTGTTGGAGTAGGAGTAGGTTCAGGTGTTGGTTCTGGGTTTGGTACTGGTGTTGGGGTTGGTTCTGTGGTCGGGGTTGGTTCAGGGGCAGGAGATGGCTCTGGCGTTGTGGTTGGGG